AGCGATTCCCCAAGATAAAATACATGGAGGTTCTAACTATGGACGATTTCGTAGAGTGGCTTGTCATCAACCACACGCAAGATGGTATGGCCCTAAGCAACCACCACCCCGACATAATTCATTCTGTCCAAAAATTCGATATGGACCCAAGGATTGCAGCACTTTCTACCATACAAGGAGTAACCCCTGCTACCGCTGAGAAACTACTTGAGAAGTTCGGTAGTTTACCCGCAATACTACGTTCACGCACCACGCAGAAATCTCTGATGGAAGTTCCGGGTGTAGGCAGGAAAAGAGCCAAGGACATCTTAGCCCTGCGTAATACTTATGAGAACGTCGAAAATTGAGATGAATCAGATTTAGCAGGCGAAGCAGCACGATTTAGTTTTATGTCTAAATTATGTAGTGTAACAGAACTCGTGTCTGCGTCATCGCTGCCTGTTCCCGGTTTCCTAACCACCTTTACATCTATTCTTGCCTTTGGCGTGCTTACACCTGTTAATTTAGTAAGTGATATCAAGTCCACAGTTTGCTGTAGAGTGTTGGTTGATATGTTAGTGGTATGAGTTACCGACTGACCCGTATCTCTCACTGTGGCCGTTGTTGTCAACACAGCGGTTTTTCTGCTTAATGCGCTATTCGCCCCACAACTTACTTTTGCCGTAACAATAATTTTATCATCGATTACATCAGCAGGTGCGGTGAACTGTGTTTCTATGCTTACCTCTTGGCTGCTCATATTACCGTCGCCATCTCCTGCTCTACCTTTTCCTCCAAGCACGAATCCTTCTGCGCTTAAAACTGAGGAGCCGCCTGTGGGTGTGATAGACACATCCATGCCCTCTATGCCGACCATGACACTTTCAGTAGAGGGTGTGTTGTTCTGCCCTAATATAGCGAGGTTGCTGTTGTTATTGAGTTGCATTCTTTGTGTCTGCCTGCCGAATGAACTGTGAGAGAATTGTCCTATTGATATAGAAGTCTCTCCATACCCTGTCTGTGTATCTGTTGTGCCACCACCTACTAAAGTAGGTGTTGTGTCAGTGGATGGTGTGTTTGACGGTGGTGTGGGTGTCCCTGTTATTGTATCTCTTGGTGGTGTAGCCCTGCCTCCTGACATTACCAAACCCGGACGGCTAAACAAGAATGTGGTTAGGCTGCCCGGCCTAAAAGACTCATCTCTCTCTAATTTTAAAACAACATTATCTGTGTTACCTGCTGTTATACTCCAACCAAGTTCTTTAATAACCATGTCAGTCGCAGTATTCAAACCTACACCGGGGTCTGTCACAGACACTATGGTAGCCGGATGGTACATCATGTCTTTACAGATAAGAACTCGTGGTGAATACCATTCCATCCTATCGTCCATCGTTCCACCTTGAAAGTCATACTCTCTCGCCCCAAGTGGGAATATACTGTTAGCGTTTACAGAACCGCTACCGTTGTTTCTGCTGCTGTCTAAGATGTAATTAGATGCAGTATGGTCTGTTTGCGATGGGTCGCCGCATCTGTGCCTGAGAAGCGCACGGCAGTATTCTGCGTTGAAAGACACAATTATCTTTCCGCCAGCAGAACCATCATAGGTAGTGGGAACTGAAATCTCATAGAACCCACTGTGTTTTACGTTCACGGATGCGACTCCTAATTGAGTAGGCGTTCTTACATTGTTGGCAAAACTGTAATCATACAAAAATATAGTAAACTCAGCATCGTCAATACTCGTCCCCGTTTGATTTTTCAAGTCTACGTGTATTCTCAAAGGCTGGCCCGATGTTGCTCCGACAAGAGGTAGATTACTCGTAACATCAACTACCTGCAAAGCGTAGGATATAGAGTTCGCACCATACCATGTGTAATTCTCAGTGTATGTAATGCTTGCGTCAGTATTATCAACTGCGCTGCTACCGTATCTTGCGTATATGTCTGTGGTGGTTGCTTGGTTTCCGTCAAGCGCGTTGACCATGCCGGGGAATAGAACTCCACCGCTTCCAAGACGAGTCCAATTAGTTACATACTTGTATTCCGCTGCGGCATCTGCGTTTTTACCTTTCAAAGCAATATACGGGTCAGCGATGTAACCATACCTACCACCGTCAATCATTTTATTGTCATATTGACTGTTGCTTGCATCTAAGTGCATTATAGGCTCTATGGTAAGCGACATAGGAACTTCTTTGTTTTTACTGTATTCTTGTTTGGCTAAGAAAGTAGCCTCCTCGCTTGAAATAACACCCGGCTCCTCTATTATCTTCCACCGTGTAGTGTCTGTTGTCGATGGTTTCGGGTGGTCAACGAAGGAAGCACCACCATTGTAGTAGACTCTCACGTTGCTTATCTGTGATATCATAGTCGATGAGAAGTTAGACACTCTCATATTCTGTCTTGTGAATGCTAAATGTGAATCATACTTGGGTCTAAACTCAAGCCTACCGTCACGCCCTATCATGTAGGAAAAAGTTGTTTTTATCCCATTAGTATCTCCAAACCCGCTTTTATCTCTCATGGCGCCTAATATAGACGGTAGTGTCTTTCCTTGAGTTGATAAGATAGACCCATATGAGTCATTGGAGGATGTGTCGTTGTATGTGGTCATAATACTGGTATTAGGCACGTTGTTAATATCATATACAGCCGTCAAACGTGTCTGTGGCAACCAACTGTCTGTGAGGGCAGCATTCCACAATGTTCTTATCTTATCACTATCATAAAAAGTGCCGCTGTTTCTCGCTTTGACGTAACCATCAAGGTGCATCATCAACCTTAACATAAAAGCAGAACCTATAGTTGGATGAACCTCTACAAACTTAGGTGCTTCAGTTCCAACTTTCAAACCATAGATATCCCATATATTCCCTTGTTCTGCGTTGAATTTGTCTCTAATAGCATCAGCAAAACCAGTTCTGCTTGCTAACGCTAAGTTTTGCTCCTCATCTGTGAGAGTAGTCATAAATACTTTACCCAACTGTGGAGGAATAACAAATGTATCACTTGCTGCAAATGTATCACCTTGAACTATCAACGTGTTTCCTTGGTTACTATCATTTGTTTCTCCTAAATTTATGATATTGTGTATATGCTGAGAACTGTCACCAGCATCCGTTCTTATTAATATCATACCTTCTTTAATTCCGTTTGTATCAAAGTTAGGAGTACCTGAAACTGTTATTTCTTGTGTAGTAATACCTTCAAAGGAAGCACTTGAGCCTGCTGTTGCCACTGTATAAGGTCCTAATTCTGTTTCTATTTTACCAGTCCAACTGAAGAAGAAGTCATCTATGTTCTGCTCATTCTGACTTCTTGATAACACAGCGCGTATTTGACCATAACCATTTTTTGTAAATACTGTCGCATCTTCTACAGGTAAACCTAAATAATTCGTATTAAGATAAGTGTTTGTATTTTGTAAATCACTAACTAAAGTCGCTTCAGATACTATCCAAGGTGCGTTAGGATGGAAAAGACCCTTATCTCCCGTCGTTAATTCTGAAGGTGTCGCCTCCACCCAATAATTGTCTATCAGCGTTGGTTGACCCTCTCTTGTAGCAACATAGTCAACAAGATTCGTAGTACCTCCTGAAAATTGACCCACCTTTCCATCATTACGATTAGTATTAAGATTAAAGAAAGGGGAGGAATCTATGATTAAGAAAGCACCACCCTTATCTTCCCAATCTTGATATTGAGTTAAATCTTGGTCACTGCCTGTGGTTGGGTAATACACAGCACCGCCTGTGTTTACCGTCGTGCTTACAAACGTCGTTTCTGTGATGAAGTGAGTGTCGTTGCTCAAACCACCTGTTGCTACCCTATGGATGCCATCATGGTCAGCAGTTCCTACAAGGTGTATATAGTCGCCTACTGCCACTGTTCCTGTTTCTGATGTAAGTATCTTTAACTTGCCACTGTCATTTGCTATACTGCTTACTGCTTGTGGGGCAGAATGATTCGCTGGTTTGGAAAAAGCACCATTGGTGATAGGGTCAGTAGTAGCATCGACATCCCATATATCTATATCCTCCCCTACTTTCAGGCTTACGAATTTATCTATGTTGCCATCAGCATCTAATTGGTCTACATAGAACATATCTACGTCATAGTTATCATTTATGGGGTATTGAAGACCAAACTCAGTCTTTCTCAAACTACCATCCGCATCAGCCTTACCGTTGTTTCTCATGTCCGACCATAGAAGCCAAATATGCTTGTAATCTGCGCTAACATCTCTTATCTTCAATGTATCAAAAGTCGAACTTGAAGTGTGAGCAAACATAAATTTACAACCAATAAGATAATAATTACCACCTGAAGTTACCTTTCCTTGGTATATGAATTTACCAAGAAGTTGATTGTTTCTATGTATTTCAGCAATACCCGCGTTTGGCACGTTAGCATCGTCATAAACCGCTTGGTTTATTCTGTATTCGGTTGATGCAGTCGTGTATGTAACACCATTATACACAAGTTGATTGGCAAGAGTTGAATTAGCCGGGTCAACATTTATTTTACCAAAATGATACTGGAACCATAAAGACTTAGGCAGGTCACGCATCCAACGGGCTTGCAAAACTCTGTGTGGCAATTCTTCTACAGTGTCTATATTACCTGTATCTTTAGACCACCTTATTCTATTATTACCAGTTAACAATGAATCATTGGGATAATCACCTAACTCACCACCATTTGTGACTACATATGGGCTGTGTGTTTTAACCCACCAAATTTGTGCGTCGTTACTTGCAGCAAAATAAGATTTAGTGGATTTTATCTGTTTTACCTGATGTTTACCCATATATGCGGTGGGAACTGTAGCAGAACCGCTGGTGTTTACTCCGTCTACGGCAAATATATCACCTACTATCAAGCCGGGGTCTGCATCGAAGATAAAGTGTAAATCACCAGCGTTGCCAAACGCAGCAAAATCAGTGCTGTTTGGGTGAGCAGCATCTATACCGGACCATTGTTGACTGTATGGTGGTATGTTTGTGTATAGACTGTAATCATAAAACGGACCCCAAGCCTTACCCATATAGATAATTCTCGATGTTTCTGCTGTATGTGTCAATGTCTCAGCCGAGGTAGAAGCATCAAACGTCAATGTCTTTCCATCTGCCGATTGTGTGCTTACGGTGCGTCCTGTCGCGTTGTGACTACTTTTTGTAAAATTCATAAAACTTAAACCAGTCGATAGGCTGCCGGGATTTCTCGTAAGTTCTACTGTTACATGGGCGCTTGCGTTTTTGTATATACAAGTCACACCAAGGCCCTCATAGAAATCCTCTAAGTCGTTAGGACCATACACAGTATTTTCGTTATTATACATCTGTATGGGATGGCCCGAACCTAACTGCGTTCTTTGTGTGGATGTTTCTATGTGACCGCTATCCTTGTCAAACCCTATATCATTATTCAATAGTTTTAACTTACGAGTACCGAAGTTCATGACATCTTTGAATCCCTTTGCCTCATACAACCAGTACGGAGTATCTACCTCGCTGTCGTTCAACGCTTCCTGTCCTACCTCCCATAGAGGAACGCTTCGTTCCATAATGCTCAAAGCATCTCTCGCGTCGAATGTCAATACTCTATCTCTTCCCTTTTGTTTTATGTCGAATTTTTCTACTATACCTCTCCATATAGGTCTGTCTATGCGACCGCTTGTGTCCCCAAACACAAGCAACTGCCAATCAAGAGCAGAAGTGGCGATAAATAAATCTTTGAGATTATGTTCATAATTTCCTGATACACTACCCCTGATATTATCACTGTGTAAATCAGGTATATCAGAAACCGTTACCTTACAACTTGACATCCCGTTTGTTGTACGTTTCATCTGTAAACCTGTTATGGGAGCATCGTCTGTAGTGCCTCCGGGCATATGTGTCTGAATACTATCAGTTAGATATCTTACCACACCTGCGCGGTCAAGCATCATATATGAAACATAACCCTCTTGACTGCTGCTTTCTCCGTTAACCACGGTTATCTGATAACCATACAGGTTTGCTGGTGTAGTTGTTCCACCACCACTCATAGCCTGATTTTGTACTGCCAACGCACCGTTGATATACACATCGTAGTTGTTATCAGCATAATTAAAAACAAAATCTATATCAAGCCATGTATCATCGTTTGTATAAGACTGCAATGCTCCTGAACTGTTGTATAATTCACCCTTTGTATCGTAAGTAGGACCTGTTATACCACCTGTTGTGTAGTTCAAAGGAATAACTTGGTCTATGGCTGGTGTACCACTAAAACCTGTATCTGTCAACGCACTTGTTGGTTGTGCAAAACCTATTTCAAACTGCAAGCCTATTTTGGTCCAATCTGTTCCTCCTTTGCCACTCATCGTTCTAACGGCTACTCTTGTCGTAAAAATATCTCCACTAAGCCTTGTGTTAATTGGTCCGTCATAAATCAAAGTAGGTGTAGCAGCATCATCTGTTTTGTCCCACCTTGAAGACTGAACAACAAGGAATGGTTTCTTGGCGGGGGAAGTGACCTCGGCAAACAATGTGTTAGGGGTGTTAGATGATGTCTCTAAGAACTGTTCGCCCATCCACACACCAGCGAGGTGCGCTCTTTGCACAAAGTCGCCACTTGTGTCCGTGACACCAGCGTTTGATTGACTACCTGTACCATCCTCAAACAAACCACTTGTGTAGCCATTCATGGCTGCCCTGCCGAAAGTTGCATCGTTGCTGCCTGTGGGAACAAGATAAGAACCAAGAGTATCGTACCCGTTGACGAATTTGTGATACCCTAAACTACCGGAACCTGCGAATCTGTATCTATTGGCTACGTGGCCGTCAGGGTACTGCAACTGCGCCCTTCCCTCCCACTCGTTGTTGCTTTGTCTTATGTCATCATGCGAGATAAACTCAAACACACCGTCATTCTGCAACAACTTGTTGCTTGAGGAAGCATATAGGTTTGAGCCTGTTTGGTCCCTGTCAGGCTCGGCCCATCGGTATCGGGGGTTGAGCGTGGCCTCTCCGTTCAGAGGGTTGCCGTGGTGGGAATTGCCGTGCGCTCTTGTAGAGCCGGGACTGTTAGTGTCATCGGGAATTGCTCTTGCTCCGTTGAAGTCATCGTAGTAGCCAGCAAGCCACACTTGATACTTCTTCTCTACAGTCCTTACCATTTACCCACCTTACGCTGCATTAGCGGTGACGTTGAAGCCATTCGCCCTACCTCTAAACTCTATCTCTTCTATGATGATATCTGCCATCTCCGGTATAGTTACTCCATTAAATACGTTTGTCATAACAACTTCGGTATTAGTGATTAAGTTCTCTACCCCTTGCTGTTGTACTTGCCTTATTAAATCACCTGTTAGATTATCTGCCCTGAAACCGTGGAACATCTCTTCTCTCGCATTGGTAAACTGATGTAAAGCATCCACACCCATACCAACATCATTTACTATTGAATTTACATTATCTCTTGCCCTGCTTTCTATATCTGAGTAAAATTGGTCTATAAGTCCCTCTAAGTCAGTCATATTTTTAATTTCATGTTGTTTTATAAAAGAAAATAACACAGGATAATCTTTTTCAAGACGTGCTGTTGCTTCATCAACGGCTTTATTATGTTCCTTTGCTAATTCTTCCGCGTTATAATCACCAGTTGCTATTCTGCGTAATCTTTGTTCCAAAGTTAAATCTTTGTGTTCATCCATTTTTTCGCCTAAATCAAATATTTCTTGGGCTTTTTGTTTTGTTGCTTCTATATCTCCCAATTCTCTTATATCTTTTGCGAGCCGAAGATTTGCTATTTCCTGTCTTAGACTTTGCTCAGTTATCTTGCCCAATTCTGAAGTGGTGTTAGCCACGTTACCCAAAAGACCTTCTTTTATCCTTAACTGCTCATTTATTTGTTCTATACCTAATTCTTCATCCGCAAGCATATCAAGAACTACGCCCGTATCAGCCATAGCCGTATTGAAATCAGTAACGCTTTCTGCTGCATCATCAGCAAACACACCTACCTTTTCTAAAAGATATGTTATACCGTAAGAAGCAGCAAATAAAGCAATAAACGGACCACTTACTTTTACTACGCTTACCATACTGGCGTGAAGACCTTTAATTGCTGCTGTTGCTCCGGCGACAGAAATCGCAAGCCTTTTATTTGCTATTGCTGCCATCTGTGCTGCTGCTCCTTGTGCTGCTGTTTGTATAGCAGTACCCATAGTTATCATTAAGTCTTTAGTCTGCTCTCGATTCTTGTGAATCATGGCAATTATCTGCGCTCCCATAGCGGCAGTATTTAGAACCATACCAGTTCTTACAATTCTTTGGCTTTTTCCGAACATCATCAATGCTGAACCTGTGCTAACCATAGCCATAGTTATTCCATTGAAAGCCTGTGCTTGTTTTTTTGCCATTTCTATATCTTCGGCTTGCTGGTCGCCGTGTTCTTTTGCTTCTACTGCGTATTTTGCTGCGGCGTGTCTTCGCCTTTCTTCTGCTGCGGCTCTAAATCTTTCTGCATCACCCGCTCTCTTTGCTGCGTCTGCTGCTTTGTCCATTTGTAAGGCTTGGTCTGCTAACTCATCTGCACTCATCTCCATTAAATGAACGTTTAATTCAATTGCGTCATTTAATTGGTCGTGAGTAGTTTTTAATCGTGATGCAATCATTTCTGCTAAACCTACGTGTTTAGCAAATTCACTTGCTGCTGCACCACCCATCATAAAACCAGCGTTTACCATCTCCTGTTGTTGATTTAAAGCACGGGTAATAGCAGAATGGGTTTGGAATGCTATGCTCATGTTCTTGAAGTTGATAATTGTATTGATAATAGGCCCAATAAGAACAGAAGCACTTTTTGTTAAAGCCATCATACCTGTAATTATTCTACCTAATGGACCTTCATTCAAAGCAACTATAGTTTGAAGAAACATCGCTTGTTTGTCGCTAATTTCAGTCATAGCAGGTAATAGTTGGTTGCCAAGTGCGGCAGAAAGATTTCTAACATTTGCTTCTGATTGTTGTAGTTGGAAAAGTTCACTTTCTCTTCGTCTGTTTATCTCATCCATAGCCGGGAATAGAGCCATAGTAGCCTCTAACTCAAGTTCTTTTACTCGGTCGAGGTTCGTCATCAATTTGAGGAAACGAGTATAGTGCCTGTTGCCTGCGACAATCTGAGCCGTATTCTGCTGTTGTGCGCCGTCTAAACTATTAAAAGTATCTTCTAAATCCATAAGCATATCAGACAAGGCACGCATATTACCTTCTTGGTCTATAACTTCTACACCAAGTCTTTCCATCTCGGTTCTCGCACCACCTATGTCCGAACCAAGACGTGCATACATCATCTTAAGCGCACGACCACCCTTACCCTGTTCCTCACCAGTTTCAATCATAACCGCCGATAGTGCGGCCATGCTTTTTATCTCCTCATTGGCGAGGTGAGCCTGTGATGCGAATTGGTTCATCACGAAGGTAATCTGCTCCATCGTCGCAGCCGAGCGGTTCTCAATCGTGTTCAGTTGGTCAAGAACAATCATAGAATTTTTTCGTATTTTTGTTTGTCTTTCTGTAGCAGAAGCATTATCATCAATACCCTCAGTCATAAACTTGGTCTGTTGTTGAAGGTTAATCATACGCTGCATGGCAGCCTCGGTTTCCATACCGCTGATAAGTCCGAATTGAATACCTATTTCAGTTCCTACACCAAGAGTACCGGGGCCGAGAACACCGCTTATCTGAGCCATCTTAGCGGCTGCTTCCATCGCTGAGTCGCCAGCAAAACCAAACTCAAGACCAATACCCTCGACTTCTTTTCTTATTTTTCTTATATCTTCCCCTGTATCAAGAAACTTCTCTAACTGTATTTCTGCTTCGGCAAGTTCTCTTGCTATAGGCACTACAGAATCAGTCACACTATTGAATATTTCTGCTAATTCCGCGCCTGCTTCTTGCACACCTGTTAGTGCATCAAGATAAATAGCCTCAAAAACTGTACCTGCTGACTTTGCATCACTGATAAGTTTAGATGCTTGGAAAGTACCTACGATATCGAAGAAAACCCTTGATGCACCGGCTCTTAGAACCAGCATACATATGGCTGCTGTAAATAGCGCAACAGGGGAAAGATACCCTATTAATATACTACCTGCAAACCCTTCTATCATTCAGAACCCTCACTTCGCTTACCCTCAACCGGCACACCGCTTTCGCTCAATATGTCGAGGAGGTCGTTATTGTTTGATAATAGTTTGCGTTGCTCACGCCTTTGGTCCCTGCGGGCTACCATGCCCTTAGCATCTTTCTTGCTGGCCTCGCTTGTGGCATCTGTGATTCTATCGTTTATCTCCGCAGCCACAATTAGGTCCATGTCCATTAGATGACGGCCACCCTGCACGGAATACTTGAGCCAAAGTTCAGAAGGAAGTGTCCCTTTGAAGGCCATACAAAGGCTCGGTGCGACCATCAGGAATTCTGAAAAGGGACCGCGCCATCCTCATCGTCACCACGGACGAACTGAAGAATCAAGTTCAATTCTTCAAAAGTCAACATATTGACATCAATATCCTCATCAAGAATACAAGCAGGAACCCAAGATTCCATCTGTGTCTCTACACCACCGCCCATATCATCGACTAAATTTGCAAACTCTTCGTTTTGCTCATCGGTCCAATCTGTCGGTGAACCAGCGTGTCGCATCTTGCGGAACGCTTTACCTTGAATATTGGTAATCTTAAGTCTTTCCATACCGGAGGCTTGTCTTACCCAAATCTTTCTTCCGTCGTCTAACTCTATTTCTTTTTTCATAACTGGCATGATAACACTACTCTATAGCCCAAAGGCTCGCTCAAACAAAACCAAACGTTATAGCATTAATAAATAGTTATGCTACATCGTACCAAACGACAGTAAGAGCAACGTCCTCGCTGTTCTTTCTTCGTGATACATCACAGGAAATAACCACGTCGTTGTTGGCTATGGCTGCTCTGAAAGCAGTCTGCACTTCAGAAGCCGTACCAACGAATCTGTTGACCATCAATTTAGTCTTATCTGTAATTACAGTGCCGCCGTTGTTAGCCATTACTCATCACCCTTTGGTTCCTCGACCTTCTTGGCTGCTGCCTTCTTCTTAGGAGTGGCCTTGGCTGCCTTCTTAGGAAGTCTGCGAATGTATTTCAAGGCTACGCTCTTGTTGGCAATGCCCGATAATATTTCTGCCGAAGCGTCATCGACTTCATGACCTAGAGATTCTGCTAACTCTACAAAACTCATTTAATCACCTCAAGCGTCGTATTGCGTGCCTGATAGTTGAGTTCCTGATGCTGTAACCTTCATACCGCCCAAGTTGTCATCGTATAGACCCACAAAGTTCACGGTCATGGTGTTCGTGTCCCTGCCGCTTACAGATGCTTCGGGTGCTTCAAACCTTACGTTGAAGAAGTCGAAATCAATAAAATCTGCTCCTGCTTCGTCTTTTAGTTTTAATTTCATCGAAGGCGCTGCACCATCATTATATGCAAGACCATCTGATGCAACCAAACCATCGTAAGTAGGTTCTGCCGCAGAACTTGTGTAAATTACCTTGTTGAACTCGATGGTTCCGGTTATCTCCCTGCGCTGTGCAGGTGGCGCACGTCCGTATGTTGCGTTACCAATTCCATATGCGTTGTCTGTGTCCCTGTTTAGGTTGATATCAAAGGAGAAAGATTTAACTGTTGCTACTGCTGCACCATCAGTTGAACCATCATCAAAACTGACTTCTCCGTTAGCGAAGTAAAGAGCATCGAGAGAAACACCATCGAAAGTAGGTGTAGCAAGAGAGGCTGTTGCTGATTCTGATTTACCAACGAAACCAACACTCATCATAGCGTACTCTCCAACTGTTGCGCTGATGCTTAATGAGTTTGTCATCATACCTGTGAAAGTGTGTTCTTTCTCTTCTCTTCCGACACGAACAGTAAATGACGGATAAACGCCACCCGATGCGCTGGTAAGGGAAGGCTCGGTCAGTGTGTGAATGTTAGCCGAACCCGATGTTGTTTTTGTATCTTGTGGGAAGAAAGAGTAAAGCAAGTTACCCACGAAGTCATCTACTTGTATAGCGAGGTTTATGTCACCTTCAGACCTTTCTGTGCCGGTTACGGACTTTGCCGAAATCGGTCTGCTCATGTCTTGCCTTGTCATTAAATCATACGTAGTTGCGAGCGATTCGTCATCGACCTCTCCGTAAACCGGAGTGCCTGAAGGCTCAGTGCCGTAGGTTGATTCTTTTTCTATTGATACATATCTGTTCAGGAACTCTACCATAGTTACACCTCTATGTGGTCTTAGGACAGATAGACTGCTTTATTAATGTTCTTATCTGTGACGCATATCTATGCGGCGCATATAGGTCATTGTAAGCGTATGCACGCACACTGTCTCATCGTCATCCATCTTAGTATCTAACTGCGCATCGTAGGATGTGATGCTGTCTGTCGTTCCCTGCACACCTGTTTGCGTGTATAACTCATCAAATACTTCTCCCATAATATTAAGTCCTGACCTGTACGCATTCTCGTAGTTAGTGCCACGAGTGGTGACGAATACCTGTACGTCATAGTTCTGTGTTATCTTTGCGCCACCAAGAGACTCAAAATTAGGCGAATTCAGATTACTTATAAGAACGTGTATGGACGGGGAGGAGATTCTGTTTGTCATCTGCGACGATAAATCGTACCCGTACACTATGGAGGAATCGGGAACCTGCGTTTTGAGATACGGTCTAATCGAGTCTTTTAGTTGCTCTACTATACCAAGGCCCATGCGTGCCAGCGTGTCCTGCGCGAAGTCGGAAAGCAACAACTCGTCGGG